CAAACAGTGTTGCTATGTTTAAGCCTTGTTTTTGATGTGTCTTTCTAGAAGTGCCTTACGCAATTTGTCTGAACCGCCTACTCTAACGTTGATTATGCCATTGTAATATTCATCTGATTCTAAAACTCTACGGTCAAACTGCTCTCGTGCTTCAAGGTAGGACATTTCTCCCCTGCCATGACACATGTAAAGTATTTCTCTTGTAAAGTTTTGTGGGCCTAGTGCTTCAACATCAGCATTGAGTTTATCACTAGATCCCCAGTAATCTTGCCAATCGCTTTCTTTATATCCGCGTCTTTTGTTTTTCTTGCCTTTGAGTGGTGGCTTAGTAGTTTTAAATTTGGCTAGTTTTTTGCCTATGTATTTTTTATTATTAGTCTTGTTGGTAATGAGATATACAAAGCCTTCATATTCATCTGGAATATTTGCTATTTCTTTGCCTTCAAATGTCCAACTAAGTTTCTCCATCAGTCTTACTTACTTTCGAAGGTCGACCAACCATGCCCTTTCTGGATTCTTTTCTTTCTTGCCTCTTATCTTGTATTTCTTTACGCCTAATACTTGCAAAGTTACGTATCTCTGATAGCCAAAAGCGAGACTTAATCCCGGCTTCATCACTTCCATGATATTCAAAACGTTCCTGCCACTTAAAATAGTTTTGGAACGCTTCAATCATTTTGTCGTGACTGTCAGTTGCCATAACTTTATTGGACTATTTCAATATCGTTTGAATATGAAGTAAATCCATTCTCCTTTATAACTTTCAATACGTGGTTAACACGACCTGCTAAATCATCTCTATGCGAGATTAAGAATACATTTTTATTACGTTCACGTGTCATTTTCTTAAGAATACCGATACTGCTTTCGACACCAGCACTATCCATACCACTATCTACAAGCTCATCGATAAACAATAAATTAATACCGTGGTATAGTGATTCCCAAACATCTCTAAATGCCCAACTTAGACTTAAAATGAGTCTATTTCGCTCTCCTCTACTGAGGTTATCGAAGTCTAAGTCCTGTCCTAGTTGTGTAATAATCACCGATAAATCGTTCTGAAATTCAACAATATGTGGTAATCCTACTTTAGACAAGTAATATGTTAAACGTTGATTTAGATATGCTAGGTTCTGCTCAATAATCTTTTTACGAACAAAACTATCTTTATTAGTAAGCAGTTTGTATAAGAAATCCATATGATCTTTTTCTTTTGTAAGATCATTTATTTTATCAAAACTAACTTCTTGTATTGCAGTTTCTTTTAAATCATCAATCTGTTCAAGATAAGGATTTTCTTCTGCTTTCTTTTGTTCTAGTTCTTTCTGTAAACTCTCAACAGTATTACGATGATTATATGCTTCTTCAACACTATCATATTGTGTTGCAGGACAACTTTCTAATTCGCCTATGTCAGCAACTACTTTTGCGTGTTCTTGATACTGTGTTTCGTTTGTAAGTATCTGCTGTGCTGCTTCTTGCAATAATCCTTCTTTGCTTTTAAGTATTTCATCTTGTTTACTGTCGTGTAAATCTTGTCCACAAGCATAACATTTGTGATCCTTAAGTGCTGCAACTTCTTTATCTAGTTTTGTAATTAACTTTTCTTGTTTCTCGTTATCAGCAGTAATAGATGCCATCCAACGTTGTGCTTCATCAAGCGAACGTTTTCTATCGTTAAAACGTTCCCAACATTTATGTGCTTCAATTTCTGCTTCGATATCAATTTTTTCAAGTGCTGCAATACTTGCGCCTAAAGATTTTATATTTTCTTGTTTTGTATCTTCCCACATACGCTGTTTACGTTCAAGGCTTTGAATATTTTCTTCAATTCTTTCATTACTTGCTTTTACTGTTTCTATTCTAGTGTTTTCTGTACTAATACTATCTCTATTAGTTTTCATTTTGTCTTTAAGCACTTCTGCTTTCTCAGAAAGCATAGTAATACCAAGCAGTTGTTCAATAACAGCACGTTGATCATTGTTCTTCATAGATAAGAAAGGTTCTGTATAGGTATTCAAAGCAAGAATGTGCTTGAACATATCATGACTCATACCAAATAGTGCTTCGATATCCTTTTGTGTTTCTCTACTATCACCTTGTGCTTCGTCTGTATCTGTTGGTTCTTGTTCAGTACCATTTACAGTAAATTTTAAAATATTAGGCTTTCTGCCTCTTTGTATACTATATTGTATACCATCTTTCTCAAACTCGATAGTAACCAACATGCCCTTGCCGTTAATCTTGTTAATAAGATTATCTCGTTTAATATTTGTAAGGGCATTGCCATAGATTGCATAACTTAGTGCGTTGACGATAGTTGTCTTTCCAGTGCCGTTTCTGGAACCGCTACCGTCACCGCCTAAGTCTAGGTTTTCACCTAGCACAAGTGTAAGTTCTCCCTTGTCAAAATCAATTGCTTGAGTTTGATTACCCACACTCATAAAGTTTTTAACCGTGATGTTTTTAATTGTTATCATAGGTCTCTATAAATCTCCGTAAGCATACGCCTGTCATATGTTTCGCTGTCTAATTGTTCAATCTGGTTTAATACAATTGTATCAACACTTTCAAATGATAAGTCGATAGGATCAACATTTGATTCAACTTCAACTTTTTCTGGAATCAACATAAGTTCACGTAATTTAAATTGCGGAATAAATTGTTCTTTGATAAAGTTTGCTTCTTCAAAAGTAATCTGCACGTCAATAGTTACACGACAATGCATATTTTCTCTAAGATGATCTTCAGGTTTTTCTAATAGTTGAGAAAGTTTAAATGTTCTAAACACTGGTTGATCGGGCCAAGTCTTATATTTAGGCTCTCCGCCCCATTCTAAGAACATCATGCCTCGTTCATCATCCCAAGCATCTGCATAGTTATGTGGAAATGCATTACCCATATAGGTTACATTACCTTTTGTTTGACGTTTATGGAAGTGTCCTGAAAATACATACTCTTGATTAACAAAATGATTCGGTTGTAGTTCACCATGATCAGGCATTTCAACCATCGCATTCATCTTAAAGTATGGCAATTCAAAGTGTCCAAACACATATCTGCTTTTAATATCTTTTACTGTTTTCCATTCTTCGCCAACTAGCCAAGGAAGTAATGTAACTTCTCCTTCTGTATACAGATCTGTTATTGGAACAATGTTAGGAAATAGTCTCATAAACTCTACACTATTAATTTCACGTTTGTCTTTGTAAAACAAATCGTGATTACCTACCATAAAGTAAGTTTTTTCAAATGTTTCGTTTAGTCGTTCTAGATTAGAAACTGTATAGTTCATAGTGCTGACATCTGTTGTCGCACGATTGTGGTGCCAGTCTCCTAAAAAGATACAAGTCTCAGCACCAGCGGCTTTTGCTTCTTCGCAAAACCATTTTATAAAATTTTCACAATCTTGATTGTGTATTCTTGAGCCAGACTTCATTCCGAAATGTATATCGGTAAAGCAGGCTGCTTTCTTAAATAACGGCATTTATTCTCCTTACTTTATATTGTAACGGATATCTTTAATAATGTCAAGATTTTTTCTTTTCTTTAGGTTGACTAGGATGTGAATCGGCATTCTGTCTAGTCCAACTAGGATTCATACCGTTCATTTCTAAGATATCATCTCTTATATTTTGATTACGTTTTTCAATATTAATAATCCTAACAAAAGAATTAGTTACTGCGGCTGTATAGTAAGCAAATGGATTTTGACTTTTTGATTCATCAAATTGCAAACCAATTTGTGCTAATTGCAAAATTGCCTGTCCTTTCATTTCATCATTGTAAGTATATCCACGTACATTGCCTCTTGTTGCATATCTTTCACAAAGTTTCATCCACATGCGAGCAAGTTCGTTAGTTGCTTTACCTGCTTTAGGATTAAAGAAACCGTTTTCCATACCGCCTTCCCAATGACTTTTACCAACACATATTAAGTTGTCTTTATCATCAAACTTCCAATGTTGAAAGGGAGGAAAATTTACTTTTACATGCCTGTCAGCAACTGTCTTTTTTGTTTTTTTACGTGATAAATCTTCAGGAATGTGTTCAAATGTCATAATACGGAAAATTAAATCCGTTTTTTCCATTTTTCTATAATCTATATCGAATTCTTTTGCAGGAATCTTCTTTCCAGCAGCCTCTACAGCCGCTTCGTGATTTGCTTTCGCAAGTCTAGCAGCACGGTTGCGTTTTGCCTGTGCTACAGATCTTATGTTAATTTTTTCGAGACTTGGTAGTATAATATCATATTGGTGAAATTCTTTGTCTACAAAGGAGCAGAAAGCGGATTTACTTTTGTGTATTTGTGCCAATAAGTCTCTATTGTTAAGGTATTTGACTTTTTTCATAATTTTTGATTGTTCTCCTAATATTTATTATAATAGCACATAATGAAAGAAATAAATAGAGTAAAGTAATCAAATGATGAGGAAATATTACCAAAATGAGTTTATCAACTAATCCGGTATCACAACTGGTAGCAAAAATAGATGCAGAGACGCAAGCAGCACTAGATGCAGCAGAAACAGCCTTCAATGCACCCAAGATAGGAAATCAGTTTGAAAAAGCAAGGCTTGATTCGACATTGGCAAAGTTAGGAGGTGATATTGGCAGTGGATTAAATGGTGCTATGAGTGCAGGCGGTGAGTTGCTAGATAAAGTGACCACAGGCATGGGTAACGTTGTTAATAACAATCTTGACGGCGGCTCTATCGACGGCGCACTTAATTCAGCAATGGATACTGTAGGTAGTTTTGGTAGTGTAATCGGCGATGCAGCAGGCAACGTCAGCGGAGCAATAGGTGCAGTAGGTGATGAAATAGGATCACTTGCAAGTAAATT